TGCGTTCCCGCCCATGCGGTCATCTTTGGCATCGTACCCCATCGCATTTTCGATGATTGCCTTTTTGAAAATTTGAATGATTGCCTGATAGTTTTCGGCGTTTACCTCGACTTGAAGGGTTCGCAAGTCACCCGCCGCGCCGTCAACCGTTTTCAGCTTGACCGCGCCAAAATTGGCAAGGTTCTTTCTGAATTCAGCCAAATTTTCACCGTCATAGTTGACCAGAACAAGAATCGTGTTCCTTGTATCTTCTTCCATATTGTTCTGAAAGTTCGACAAAATCAAGTTCAAACCATCCTGAAGGCTTTTCACGTTGCGAATCAGCGGGATTTCATCAGTATTGACCTTGAACGGAATCAGCGGTATTTGTGACCAGTTGAACGCTTCAACCAAATCCCCGCTGATAACAGTAAAATATGGGTCTTGCCCTTCAGGTTTCAAACGGCTTCCATCCAAAGTGAAGCGGCTGATGCCCGTTGCATGGTAAACCTCGACTTTCTGAACGACCTTTTCATTCTTGCCTTCATAATCAATCACTTCATAAATGCGGATTGCATAATCAAGCGTTGTGTGTTCTTCGTCTTTCCATCCCGCAATGACTTCATAAGGCTTCAAACGCTTGAACGCAAAATCCCCATTTTCATTGTAATAGCAAAAAAGCCATCCAATGCCGCCGTTCATGGAATCCCGCCCCACGTTCCGAATCAGGCGCAAAAAGGCTTTATCAAAGAACAGCTTGACAGTTTTTGCATACTGTTCATTGTCGGTCTGAACTGAAATGGGTTGACCTAACAAATAATTGACTTTCTGATTGACCATTTTCTTGTACTGGTTATCCACAATGCGGTTGTTCGGTAAATTGTCAACCTTTGTCAGTTTGCCGTCTTGACCAATCATCATGCGATTGCGATGAAGAATATCGTGTTGCCCCCGATAATAGTTTTCACCGTCAATCATATCCTTGCGCCGCCTTGACATCAGGAAGCGGTTTATCTCATTCACGATGAATTCTTCATCGGTCAGGCGGTTCTTTGCGCCCTGTATTATAATTTCGTTAATTTCATCAGTCAGGAAATTGAACCTAAACAAAGCCAATTACCACCTTTCTTCATCGCTTCATAAATACTGAACCACTAAAATACAAGGTTTCAGCGGCATTTTGTTACTAACGTGTTATTATCATTCAAAGCTGAACGATTTTCCTTTGATGTGTTCTTCCATGCCGTAACGCATCGCATCCATCAAATGATTGAAGTCATCAATCGGTTTGTTTATTTTTTTCCCGAATCTATCTTCATCCCATGTGTAATTACTGATTTCCACAAGGAAATTCACGCATTGCGGATGAACGATGATTTCAAAATCCTGCAAATAGTCAATTCCGTTGTTCACGCTGTCCTTGCCCTTTCGGGCGGCGCGTATATTGGAAATGCCAATTTCCCGCAAACGGTCAATGCTTTTGGGTTCGGCTGAATCCGCTGTGATGCGTTCCTTCCTGAACCCCATTTTTGAAAGTTCATCGGCAATAGATTCATTCGACAAGCCTGTTTTGTACAGTTCATCGAAAACCCAAAGTTTCTTCGTGGTCAAGTCAACCAAACCGCAAAATAGCGCGGAAGGGTCATTCGTATAGCCAAAGTCAAGCCCGAACACGCTTTGAACGCCTTTGATTTTGCGGATTTCGTCAAGGCTGAATGATTCTTCCTTCCAGTTCTCGAAAATCAGCCCTTCCACGATGCCCCATTCACCCAAACCCGCCACACGATAACGGCGGGGGTTCTTCAGGCGCATATTCTCAAAAACACGGCGGTCAGCATCATCAAGCCATTCATTGCATTGGTAATTTGTGGTTTTCGCCAATATATCAGGGTCAGCATCCGCATCAAAGAACCGCGACTTTATCCAATGGTGTTCATTCCACGGGTTGAACGTCATTGTAATCTGTTTGAACAAACCTTCCGAAACTGAACCCCTGATTGATTCGTCAATCATGTCAAAGTCAGGTTCTTTCATAATTTCATAGGCTTCTTCAATCCACATCCAACACAATGAACCAACGTCCACGGTTATTGACGTGACCTTCAGCGGGTCATCAAGCCCCCTGAAATATATCTTTTGCCCTGTGGGAAGGTATGTCATTTCAAGCGGGGATTCCGTTACCTTCCAATACTCATTGACGCAAAGGCGGGAAATAGCCCATTTCAATTCAGTAAAACAGGAATCCTTCACGGTTCGGAAAGTTTTTCTGATGACAAGGGTATTGGCTTCAGGATATGCCATCATATTGACGATGAACCACAAAGCCGCCGTTTTGCTTTTCTTGCTTGCGCGGCTTCCCTTACATATCTTGTACCGCCCCCGAAATCGCCAAAAATCTTTATACCCGCCGCCGACCACATCCTTCAGGGAAACATTCAATGTAATCATAAAATCATCCCATAATAAAAACGAACGCCCACATTATCAGGCGTTCAGCCGCTTTTTGTTACTAACCAGTTACTATTCTTCAAGGTCATCCGTGATAACAACTGAAACGCCCCCATCAAGACGTAACTTGTCATTGAATAACCCAAGATGCCGCCCCATTTGTTCAAGTGCTTTGGATTTGTCATACATCTTGATTTCACGTTCAACAATATCCCCGTCATCCGTGGGGATGCGCTTCACCTTGATTGACTGTATGGCGGCGGTGTCATCACGGTTAGCGTCATCCTGAACTGTGGCGTGGTCAATGTTCGCCACATCGGATATATTCGCAAATCCGATTTTCGCTAATTCCATCAGAACACGGTCAGCATTTATCCCCGTTCGCCTTGACCGTTCAGCCAATGCGCGTTGAACTGCCGTTGAAATGCTAAGTTTTGCTAAGTTTTGCGCCCCTTGTTCATTTGCCGTCTGAACTGAATATCCCGCCCGAATCGCGGCTTGCGTTGCGTTCAGGTCAATCAGGTATTCTTCAACAAACCGCTGTTGCCGTGCGCTTAATGCCATAACACAAGCCCCCTTTCAAGCAAAAACCGAATCAGACGTTCCCCGATTCGGTCAATGGCATTTTATCACTTTACACTTTAGCATATGTCAAGTGTCGCTTTCTATCGCCTGTTGAAATTTTTTGGAAAAAAGGTTCAAAGCCCGTTTATGCAATTTGTGAATCCATTGATAACCGTAATTCATATCAACGGCGATTTGCTCCCATTTTTGAAAATTAACATACCGTTTTTGAAGAACAAGGCGCAAATCGTCATCTTCAATGGCTTCAAGGCGTTCCCTGATTTCGCGCTTTAGGTCAACAAGGCGGTCAGTTTCGTCAATAATCAAGATTTCAAGGTCAACGATTTTTGCAACGGTGTTCCCGATGCGGTCAGTCACGCTTCCTGTCTGAACCTTGTCTTTTGACAAATCAGGCGATGCAACGCACGTTGACAAAGCCCGTAACCTTTCTAATTCCAATAGATTTGCGTTGATTTTCGCATTCAGCTTGAAGGATTGCTGAAGATATTGTTTCGCTGTCATGTGTATTTTTCCTTTCCTGAAAAATTCATCTTGAACCGCTCAATAAACCCTGTATTCATGTGGGTTTTCGCCATTTCAGCGGTTCAAGTTCGGTACAAGATGAATTTTTATCTTGAACCGCTTCAAACCCTTATGTATCAACGGTTTCATGTCATCGGTACAAGATGGTTCATCATTTTTGCCCCTTCTTCTCTATATTTTCTTTTTACGTTAAACGTAAACATATAAGAATTGACGTTCATCTTGAACCATCTTGAACCGCTTACTGTCACAAGGGTTTCATCTTGAACCGCATCTTGAACCCATCCTGAACCGCTCCCACCATCCAAAACCGATGAAAACCCTGCAACCATGCGGAAAACTGCGTTTTTTCAGCGGTTCAAGTTGAAAGTCAACTTTCAATAATCTTCGCGGCGTACATATCGGCGGTATGCGTCCAAAGCACGTTCGGGAACTTGCTGATTGCTTTGTCGTACAGTTCCCATTCCTTTGTTTCATACGCGCCCATGTGATAACGGATGCAAAGGATTTCTTCTTCGGTCAGGGTCATCCACCGCGACAACAGCATCACCGACTTGTCACCGTGACCCGTCAGGAACACGTCATTGTTGTGGTCAAAATGGGATTCTTCGCCTTTGGATTCATCCGAACCGAACATCACAACGCCTTCCTTGTC